GGATAGTAATATGGGCATTAGGTACAGGTGGTTTAGTATCAGGTAGAGCTGCATTATATGCAGAATCTATATTTCGTAATCCTCAAGATTACAATTGTATAGACTTTGAAGATGTATGGGAACACCGAGGACAAATAGGCTATTTTGTGCCCTATTCTAAAACACTCAATGAGTTTAAGACTGGAGAAAACAAAGTAACTGACGAGTTATTAGCTAATATGTATATTGAAAATAGACGTAAAGATGCTAAGAAGTCACCTGATCCTACCGTATATCAAACAGAAATTATCAATGGACCAATGGTTCCTTCAGAAGCTTTCCTTGTATTAGAAGGAGCTTTCTTTCCAACACTACTACTGAAAGAACAACTAGCTGAAGTTGAAGGAGGTAAATACAAGAAATACACAGATGCTTCTTTTAAAGGTAGACTAATCTTTACACAAGATGGCACTGTTGACTTTGAAACAATACAAGATGAGAAGCCTATTAGAAAGTTTCCATTAAACAAGAATGATGATAAAAAAGGATGTGTAGAAGTATGGGCTAAGCCCCAAAGAAATCCCGACGGTACTATCAACAGAGGAGTGTACATTGCAGGAATAGACGTTGTTGATAAGGACAAGGCTACTACTGACTCACTACCTTGTATAGTAGTAATGAATAGATTCACTAGACAAATAGTAGCAGAATACACAGGTCGTACAGGTGAAGCTAAAGATTTTTATGAAATCTGTCGTAAGCTACTAATGTATTACAATGCTATGGGAATGTATGAGAAAAACCTTATTGGTTTATACAACTATTTTGACCAAAACAAGTGCACGTATCTCTTAGCAGAAACTCCTTACCAACTACGTTCAACTGATACTTACAAAGCAGGTACTAATACTTCTAAAGGTATTAATGCATCTGGCTCTATTAACTCTGAGGGACGTAATATGGTTAAGTCTTGGTTACAAGAAAGAATATCAACAGTATCAGAGACTAGAGTATATGAAACTATTTATTCTTCAGCAATGTTAACAGAGTTAGTGATGTGGAATCCTGATGGTAACTTTGATAGAGTGTCAGCATTAATTATGTTAATGTGGTTAGATAGTACTATGTACAAAGAGGTAACACAAAAAGTAGAGCAAGTAAAAACATTCTTAGATAATCCTTATTTTGAAAAAATGGGAGTACTAAAAAAGAAACCAATAGAGACTTTTAATTCAAATTATTATTCATAGATTTGTATTTTAAATAAAATTTTACTATGAGCTCTCCTGTAAAAATCCAAGGTTATATTAGTTTTCCAAGACAAAAACTATCTGATGCAGAAAAAACAGACCACTGGTATAAAAAGAATATAGACTTTGCAGAGCACTTATTAACCTCGGACGTTAACCTACGTTCTAACTTTAAAAATAAAAAAAGCAACTACAATCTACGAGTTAACATCATTAGCTCTAAAGATTTTGAAAAGTTTATCAATCCTGATAACTTAGACTTAGAATCTTTACCTGCTTCTTTCCAACATATAGGAATAGAAAACACTAAGATTAATCTATTGTTAGGAGAATACGCTAAAAGAAAGAAAGACTTTAAAGCCTACATATCTTCTAATGATTCTGAAAGTATCTCTCGTAAAGAGCAAACGTTAACTGATACTATAAAAGCAGAACTAGATAACATTATACAAACTACTTCTATTAGTGACGAAGAGATACAGAAAAGACTGCTACAATTAGAAAAGTACAAGACTTACCAATTCCAAGATATTGCAGAGATTACTGCTAACAAGATTCTAAAAAAAGAATACAAAGAAGGTGATTTTGATTTTACTTTCCTGAGAACCTTTGAAGACCTACTTACTTCTGGAGAAGAGATAATGTATTGTGGAGTATTAGGAGGCAATCCTGTAATGAGGAGAGTAAACCCGATGAACTTGTACACAATGGGAGGAAACTCAATGTACATCGAAGATGCAGACATTATTGTAGAATATGGTTATAAGTCAATAGGACAAATAATAGATGATTATTGGGACGTACTACGACCAGAAGATATTGATTTCTTAGAAAGAGGTAAAGTAGATGCATCACTTGGTTCAGGTGGTGGTATAGGATTAAACAGAGATATTTCTGTATATGACTACTACGGAGAACAAGGTGCTCTTAATATCTTTCATCCTAACGAAATGGGTACTCGTACATTTGCAGGTGCTTTTGATACTTACGGTAACGTGAGAGTCTTAAAAGTATGTTGGAGGTCTAGAAGAAAAATAGGAGAACTTACATACTTTGATGAAGACGGTAACGAGCAAAAAGACTATGTTCCTGAAGATTATAAAGCAAACAAAACATTAGGAGAATCTGTAAAATGGATATGGGTTAATGAATGGATGGAAGGTACTAAGATAGCTGACCACGTATATACATTGATGAGACCTGTGCCTTATGCTTCTAAATCCTTAGTTAATAAATCAAAAGGTACTCCACCTTATGTAGGTAGTGTAAATTCAACCAATGATTACAAGGTTCAATCCTTAATGGATGTGATGAAGCCGTTAGCTTATTCTTACGACATCGCTTATTACAAGCGTGAACTAGCTATTGCTACCTACAAAGGTTCTTTCACAGCACTTAATAGTTCCTTAGTACCATCAGGTTGGGACCCTAAAGAGTGGATGAGATATGTAACTATCAACAAATTTGCTTGGTTAGACCCTACTAATGAAATTCTTAAAGGGCCTTCTCAAGGAAAATCTGCAGGAGCTTTCAATACACTAACAGCTCAACAAATACAAGTAGGTGATCCTAACGAAATTGGAATGTACACTAACTTAATGTTAGACATAGAAAACACACTAGGTAAACTAGCAGGTGTAACTGGAGCAAGAGAAGGACAAATACAAAATAGAGAAGCTGTTAATAATGTAGAACGTGAGGTAGCACAGACTTCTCACATTACAGAAAAATGGTTTGCTATTGATAACAACTTCCGTAAACGTGTTCTTACAAAATTCTTAGAGTGTTGTAAGTATGCTTATAAGACTAATCCTAAAAAAGGACAATACTTATTAGATGATATGGGGCAACAACTTATAACTCACTTTGACGAATTTTGTGCTACTGAGTATGACTTACACTTGTCCAACTCTTCTAATGACCAACAATTGTTTAACGACCTTAAAGCATTATCTCAAGCAGCTATTCAAAATGGTCAAGCTACTATATCAGATTTAATTGCTATCAGCCAATCGGAATCTGTACAAGATGTTGCTAGAAAATTAGAAGAATCTGCTAAGAAAATTAAAGAACAAAATGATGCAATGCAACAACAACAATTAGCTCAACAAGATGAAGCTAATAAGTTAGCAATGCAAGATAAGCAAGTTCAAAGAGAATGGGAGATTAAAAAACACGACGACGAAATTGCAGTAGAAAGAGAACGAATAGAATCTAGTATACTTATTGCAAGTATTAAAGAGGAGAACAACAACTATAGAAATAGTACTAATAACACAGACACTGATAACAACGGTGTAGGAGATTTATTAGACTTACGTCGTACTGAAGTTGATGAAAATTACAAACAAGAACAACTTAATTTAAAGCAACAACAGTTAGACGAAACAGCTAGAGCTAATAGAGCTAAAGAAGAATTACAGAAAAAAGCTATTGCTGCACAAGCTAAAAGAGCTAGTGGAGCAAAATAGAGCTATAAGACTATAAGAGTTTTATAACAATTAGTACTACCACTTTATAAAAATAATTTTAATATTGTAACCAATTAAGACAGCAAATATGAGTACAGAGAACGAAGAGTTATTTGAAGGACTACAAATAATGACTCCCTCAGAATTAAATTCAGCAGTAGCTGAATCTAACAAAGAAGAAACTGGAGAAGAAGATATTGAAGTAACAGACCCACAGGAAGTAATAACTCCTGTAGAGAAAACTACTAAAGTTGAAAGTACAGAATCCTCAGCAGAAGCTATCAGTAAAACTGAAGCAGTTTACAAAGGATTAATGAAAGAACTTGTTAACGCAGGTATTTTAACAGCAGAAGATGTTGAGAAACTAGATGAGTTACCAGGAACTTTAGATTCGATTAAATCGTTAGTCGATAAAACAGTAAAAACTAATTTTAAAAAGGCAGAAGAGAATTGGAAAAAAAGTATGCCAAGTGTAAAGAAAAGATTTTTAGAAATCGAAGATGCATTTGACGAAACTGACCAAGCTATCGTAATGGCCCAAAGATTAGAGTTCTTTGATAGTATTGATGATGAAGCTTTAGAAAAAGACGTAAACCTGCAAAAACAGATTTACTTTGATTTACTAAAGTCTAAAAAGTTCTCTGACCAAGATGCTTTAGAAGCAATAGAAGATGCAGAGTCTGTAGGTAAGCTAGCAGACAAAGCAGCAAAAGCTATTCCTGAATTAAAGAATCAAGCACAAGGCTTTGTAAAAGAAGCTAAGGCTTTTAAAGAAGAGAGAACTAAAGCAGAAATCGAAGCTCAAAATAAAGCTTTTGAGAATTTGATTACTAACATAGATGCTAGAGATGCTTTTATTGATGGGTTAAACCTAAATAAAGTATCAAAAGATAGATTGAAAGCTAACATATTAAACCCTGTATTCAAAGACGACTCAGGTCAAGAGTATAATAGTTTAATGTATAAGCAAAAAAGAAACCCAGTAGAATTTGAAATGCTAATCAACTACTACGATACAATTGGGTTATTTAATTTAGATAAGCAAGGTAAGTTTAAACCTGACATTACTAAATTAAAAAGTGTAGCAAAAACAGCTGCGGTAAATGAATTAGATAAAATCATTTCCTCAGAGGAACAAAGAGGCGTAGGACGTAACACATCAGTAGAAACATCACAGAAAACTGAAGGATTACTAAGTATGCTAGAAAGTGCTTTTAATAAGAAATAATAAATATATACCGTTAACAATTTAAAAAAAACAAAATGGCTCAATTACTTCCATTACAAAGGTATGAAGCGAAAGATTACAATGGTCTGGTAACAGATAACCACTTCTATTCTTTATACCAACAAAAGCCTCAGTTAATTAGCAATGTTATCAAAGAGATTTACAAAACTAATTTACAAGGTAAATTACGTGAGTTCGTTGACAGATTTCCTGTTAAAGAAGTAGAACAAGAAAATGGTTTTTACAACTGGATGCTACAAGGACAACAAGATAAAAACTTGCCTTTAGTAGACGCTGAAACAATCAATGGTCTTACTATTTCTGCTGGAACTTTCCCTGCTAACGTAGGTGCAAACGGAGAGCGTTTCTACTTAATCTTTGACGAACCGTTGTTTGAAGAAACAAACGTGTTAAGAGGAGAAGTTGATGATTACCACTTACTAGTTAAAAAAGCTATGGATGCTGGTTCTCGTTACAAAGTTGAAGTTGAATTAGTAACTGACAATCCAAACAAAACTGTTCCTTCTGAGGAATTAGCAATTGGAACTCGTTGGTCTAAATACTATTCATTAAGTCCTTCTACATTATCTTATCAAGGTGCTAAACCTTACTTCACATCTCCTTGGAGAATGGAAAACCGTCCTACAACAATGAGAATGGAATATGAAGTAGCTGGTAACACTATTAATAAAGGTAAAAATGAGCCATTAGAATTTGGTTTTAACTACAAAGGACAATCTGAGTCTGTATGGATTAACTACCAAGATTTAGTAGCACATCACCAATGCGAAGAAATGTTCGCACGTATGTTGATGTACGGAAAGAAAAACTGGACTGCTGACCATAAATACTTGAACAAAGATGACAAAACGAAATATGCTATCGAATCAGGTGCAGGTTTCTTTGAGCAAATCGCTCCATCTAACGTTCATTACTATAATACTTATGACCTTGACTGGCATTTAGAAATGTTGTTAGACATGGGTGTTGGTAAATTAGAGCGTGGAAAACGTACTATCCACTTGTTAACAGGTGAGTTTGGTGCTATCGAAATCTCTAAACAAATTAATGCTAAATCAGCAGGTGGTAAATTTACAGTAATCTCTGACAAATTCTTAACTTCTAACACTAACCCAGGAAACTTAGGTGGTAAAAACACTAAAGGTTTAATGGAGCCACAATGGAATGTTTACGAATGGTACAATGGAGTTACTATTATGGTTGAAATCGTTGATTTCTTCGATGATGATGTTTACTTCCCACAACGTCACCCTGACGGAAAAGGTATCGTAGAATCACACAGAATCCTTGCTTTGGATTATGGAGATAATGCAGGTATCTACCGTATTAAACCTAAAGGAGTTCCTGATTACAATTGGGCTTATATCCCAGGTATGAGAGACCCATTCTCTCCTGCAGGTAAAGGTTCACCTAAAATGGTAGCTTCACCAGTTGACGGTTACTCAGTACATTTCCAGAAATGGGGTGGTATGATGATTGAAGACCCAACTAAAGTTGTAGACTTACGCTTAGTAGTTGAAAGATGATAATAATTTAAATAAGTTCTCCTCCCTAAAAAGAGGAGGACTTTTTTAAAACGGAGAATTTAATACAATAATTTAAGACAGCAAAAAATGGAAACAGCAGAAAAACAAAAAACTGTTTACGGTACTTTTCTACAAAATAGATTAGTTTCAGTAAAAGCAGTAGAGTCTTCAGGAAAATGGAGCACGTTATTAGTAAAAGGTCAAGAAAAACAAAAAGACCCTTTTATGTATAACAAAGTAAAAAGAAGCTATCAAGTACCACTTAATAGTGAATTAAAAGGAGGAGGAGTAAAAGTTATTTTGGACGACCAAAAAAGAGTCAAAATCCAAAAGTATATGGAATCATTTCCTAACGGAATGACCCAAAAAGAGTTCTTTGAAAAAGAGTTAGGAGTAGACTTAAACCCTACACTAGAAGCAGATAAAAACTTCTGGAGAAGTGATCGTAGAGGTAGAGTAGTTATTACTAAAGAAGGGATGACATTAAATTTAAATCATTCACTAGATATGTTAAAGTATCTAATATTGATTTCTAATAGAATGCTTATCTCTCCATCTTACGATGAAAGAACATTAAAAGCTACTTACGAGTTTATGATTGTAGATGAAAGCAAAGTTACATCTCAAAAACTTGAAGAAGCTAACGTAAAATCTCAAGCTTATATTAAGTTTGCTGAGGTTACAAACAGTCGTTCTTCTATCATAGGATTTATTAAATCACTAGGTAGAACTATTCCTGCTACTGCTACTGATGAATGGCTAAAAGGAGAAGTATTAAATGTTGTTGATAACAGCCCTAAATATTTCTTAGAAGTAGTTAATCATCCGCAGTATGACGAGCGTATTTTTGTACAAGAAGCTATTGAAGCTGGTGCAATAATTCGTAAAGGAGAAAAAAGATATGTTTTAGATAACGGTGCTGAATTAGGAGATTTAAATGATACTATCAATTATCTTTTAAATCCTGATAACCAAGAATCTAAAATGAGAATAAAAGGAAAAATTGAATTATTAAAACGTAAATAATGACGGCTAACGAAATGGCTAACTTGCTGGACGAAAAAGTAGATAGAGTATCTAGTTTTGGTTCCCCTGGATATGAAGATTTTGATTACACTTCTGTATTATCCGAAGCACAACAGCTATACGTTAAAAAGTTTTTTGATGAAGTAAACAATAGAAAAGGCAAAGGCTTTGAAGAAATTGAAATAAGAAACCAAGGATTAGCTGCACTAGTTAAAGACGGCAACAACTTGGTAGCTTCTGCTTCTCAAACAGGTGTTATTACGAATAATTATGTTATAGGAAAGTTCTTTGATTTACCGCTCGACCACATGTACACTATTTACGAAGAATGTACTATAGACAAAAAGATATGTGGAACAGAGGAGTTTATTATTGGGTACATAGTAACAATTGCTCACAATGAAATGCAAAGATTTAATTGGAGCAAATACAAAAAACCGTTTTACAACACTACGGGAGATTGTAGAGTTTGGCGTTCTGAGTTTTCAAGAAGTACTTCTGGTATTTTACCTAGTGCTACTGCAACTGCTAAACGTCACGAATTGTTTACTGATAAGACTTTTAACATTACTAATTATCATATTAGATATGTTAAAAACCCACTAGATATAGTAGTAGATAGAGATACTTCTGCTAATCAAAGAAACTGTGAATTAGATACTTCAACTCACGTAGTTATAGTAGATATTGCAGCAGACTTATTACTACAAAGAGTTAAAGAGCAAAAAGTTCCTTTAATAGAAGGATTCAAAGATTTAGAATAAAAAAGATTAATAATTTAAAATAAAATAAAATGTTAAGAAAAGCAAACAATGTGTTTAGCGTAGTGCTAAACGACGTGAATGTAGCTACTACAGCATTGCCGTCTGTAGGTACAGTTATCACTAATGCAAATTTACCTGCAGGTGCAGTAGTATTATGTGACTTAGGGTTACGTAGAATGTCTAACACTGAATATGCAGCGTTAGCTAATGGTGACCAATACTTTGTAGTACAAGGTAAAGGAGCTAATGAGCCATTAATGAAATCACCAGTTATTACTAAAGGAACTACTAAGTTTACTATTGCTAAACACAAACCTGCTGTTCAGCAAGTTACTACTGTTGGTTATAATGGTACAACTGGAGCTCTTCCTGTAGCTAACAACTCTGATTTCTTTATCAAAGTTCGTAAGCACGATAACGATGCAGCTAACCGTTCTCAACCTATGAGTTTATTTGCTGGACCTGTTAAAACTAGTGCTACAGGTACTCAAGAAGAATTGGCTTTTGCATTAGTTGCAAATGGTTTGAAAAACTTTGCACAAGAGCCTGCTAATGGTTACTTGAAGTTTGAAGCATTAGTTGCTGGAACTCAAGCTGACTGGGTAGGAACTGCTACACACTTATCTTTTACTAAAGGCTCTAAAGTAGCTTTGTTTACTGACAGTGCAGGTGCAGCTTCTACAGCTACAGCTCCAACTGTAGGTGGTATCTTACGTTCATTAGGAGTAGCTTATAAAATTACAGCTTCTTCTACTACGTCTGTTACTTTAAACTATGCTTACCAAGGTGATACAGGTTTAGTAGCAGGTGGTACTACAGCAGCTTCTCAAGTAGGTATTGTAGGAACTCCTGGTGACTACGGTGTACGTTTAACAGGTGTTGCTGCTCCATTTAATGTTAACACATTTAGAGATTACTACGCTAACCGTTTCAATGTAACTTTCTCAGATACGTCTACTTTAGTTACTTTGCTTACTGGTGCTCGTAATGGTAATGGTGTATGGCAACAAGTTGCTATGGACGAATATATGAACTACGGTTTTGAAGGAGAAAATAACCAATTGGCTACTCCTTCTATACCTCGTGACCAAGTTGTTAAAATCCCAGGAGTAGGTGGTAACACTGCTGCTACTTCTAAATACTCTGCTCTTAACATTGCTTGGGAAGAGAATATTGGCGGATTAGTTTCAGCTTCAACTGCAAGAGGTAACGTAGTAGTATATCTTAATTTAGATTCTTCAGGAGACTTAGACACATCTACAGCTAACAATGGTGAAACATTTGTAGTAGCTTTAGGTCTTACTGCAGCAGATTTTGACGAGTAAATTCTCCACCCCCAGTAGTCCCACCACAGAAATTTTGCTGTCTATGTGGTGGGCACTACTATTTTTTTGTTTACTTTTGAATATATAAAATTGTTATGGCTCTACTCCCTAAAATATCTAGTAGTTTATCAGGTAAATGCAATCTAATTTCTTTTACAGAGCAAACTAATCCTTACGTAATAACTACTAATACAGGAGGCTGGGGTTCGCCTAACATAGATACAGACGAAGTACAATACGCAAGCGTAGCGTTCTATAACTTAGAACAGACTCCTGCAATATTAGCATCAGGAAACGGAACCATTGTTGGTAACGTTTTTACAGATGTAACGCATTTATCAGGAACTTTTGCTATTGGTCAAGCACTAATAGCTCCAGGAATTGCTCCTGGAACAGTAATCACAGCATTCCTTACAGGTAACGGAACTAACAACGGAGGTACTTACCAAGTTAATATTTCTCAACCTATTTCTTTAACTGTAATTAACGGAGTTTCTGTAACTTCTCAATACATACTAAAAGACAATACTGCAGGCATTGATTTATATGCAAATGTAGTCTCTGCTCCCGTACCTGGGAGTTTTCCTATTTTAACTGAAGCTACTTGGAATAACCCTGATGGGATTTACCAACTAGTTTATACAGTTATAGGACCTGAAGATGAGATATATACTAATGAAACTCAACATGTATTGTTTATATGCAATCTATGTAATTGTAAAGATGCATTAGTATTAAAGTTAATTAATGCTTGTGATACGCCAGCAGTAAACAAGTTAAAGGAGCAGGTTGACCAAATGGAAATATTTATCTATGGAATCAAAAGTGCTTTTGCTTGTGCTGACTTTGATACTGCTGATAACATACTAAACGCTGCTTCAACTTTTTGTGAGACTATTGTAGGTTGCACAAGTTGTGGGTGTTCAGGTAATTGCTAATAAATAAATAACAACTAACTATGTGTACTTGTAATAATTGCAATGAAGTAACTCTTTTTAAAGGAACAAACGGAGTAGGAGTAAGCTCAACAGTAAACAATGAAGACGGTACTTTTACTATCTATTATACTGATGGCACTAGTTATACTTCGCCTGATTTAACTGGCCCAACTGGAGCAACAGGTGCTACAGGTTCAGCAGGTACTAATGGTACTAACGGCACAAATGCTTTTAAATTTGTTAAAGATTTTACTTCTAATTTAGAAAGTGGTACTTGTGCTATTACAAGAACAGAATTAACATCTTGCACTGCTGTACCTAACGGTTGTTTGTTTGGTAGTGTTGCCGCAGGTTTTAATAATTTACAAGTACAAGTTTGGTATAGACCTTCTTCAGGACCTTTTGTTAATTTATGGACATTAGCAAACGATACTAATAGTGGACTATCAGTTACTATAAGTAATGTAACAGGTGATATTACTTGTACTTTTGCAGGCTCTGCTTTAAGTGTAGTAGTAAGAGTAGTTGTCATAGCTTAACAATAAAAAAATGTCTACTGAAGCAATACAATGTTATAAACTAGAAGTTTGGAATAAACAATGTGAATATTCTAAATGTGTACTAGAGTATGTAAATAATCTAATTTTTGGAGTAGAAGTATGTAAACTTCAAGAGTCTTTAAAAGAACAAAGAAGAGTATTAGAAATACTAAATTGTTACGACCCGAGAGATATAGCTAATAACACTACTAATTACAACACTATTACATACAGCACAATAAAAAAACTATTAAATAAATAACTTAAAAATATAACAATGTCACAAAGAGAAGTAGCCATTGTAGGCAAAAATAATACTAGAGCACAAGTAACAGGACAAGAAGAACTGTTAGTAAAAGTAAATACAATAGGACCTGTTGATTTAAGTCCTGCAACATTAACAGCATTAGAAAACGTAACGGTTCAAAATCCTGCTGGAGCAGCTGCTGTTAATATCCAAGATGGTGGTAATATTATTACAGTAGATAGTAATGCTATTGAAAGAACTCCTACAATTTTAAGAACTTCTTCTAATTCCTCTGTAGCCGCAGGAGCTTATTCAGTATCTTTTGCTAGTGTAGGAACTGTTGACGCTACTGTTGGAGGTGTTACATTAAAAGTAGGAGAAACAATTAATTTTGATGCAGGAGGTATTGACAATACATTAGCATCTATTTCTTATGATTCTTCTGCTTCAGGAGCTGAATTATTGATTATTACACTTACCTAGTAGTGAGCACTCATATAGATTTATCTTACTTAAATCCTTATACTAAAACAGGAGGTTTATTTGCTCAAACAGCAAATAGTACTCCTATTACCGATACTACAGACGAGCTTCCATTAATAAATGGAGGAGTAGGAAGTTTATTTGTACCTGCTAATGGATTTAAAGTAGGAGATAGTTTTAGAGCCTCTTTAGCTGGTCATATATCTTGTTCAGGTTCGGCTACTTTAAAAATAATAATTAAAACAGTTGATGGAATTTTATTGGCTGATACTAATAATATGACTCTTAGCCCTACTACAAATAAGCATTGGAATATAAATATAGATTTTACAGTAAGAGCATTAGGAATAGCTACTGAAGCATCTATTGCATCAGGAGGTTTGTTTGCTTACACTAAAAATGGAGGTCTTAATTTTGAAGGAGTTAATTTTAGTATTGTAAACGATACAACTTTTGATACAACTATTGATAATGAATTAATTATTGTAGCTAGGTGGGGTACAGCAGACACAAATAATTCAATTTATTCAGAAATATTTACCTTAACTAAAACTTATTAATGGGCACTAATATTAATTTTAATAAAGTTCTTGGCGTAAGTAAAGGGTGTAATATAGCATTAGCTTCAAATACTGTTACCCCCTTATTGCTAGATACTTACCCTAATGCGGCTGTAGCCTATTCTTTACGTAAATTAAGAAATGCTTATTCAGGAAGTGCAATAAGAGTAAGAAGATTTGTTGATAATACAGAACAAGATTTTGGATTTGATACAAACGGTGATTTAGACATCGCTGGTATTGAGTCATTTTTTGGTAACAATTTATTACTTCAATCAGAGAATTTCAATACTACCTGGTTAAAGGTAGGAAGCACAGTATCTACTGGTGTTATTGCTGCTCCTGTTGGAGGAGGTAATGCTGATAAATTAGAAGAAACTGCTGTAAATTCAAATCATCAAGTTACACAATCATCTGGAACTATTAATAATAGCTCTAGTTATTTTTTATCAGTTTATTTAAAATCAGCAGAAAGAACTATAGTTGATATTGTAAGTGGAATTGCAGGTTCTTCTCAAGTATTAAGAGTTAATTTAACCACTGGTGCTGTTGTTCAAAATAATTTTGCTAATTCACCTACTATAACATCTGTTGGAAGCGGTTGGTGGAAAGTTGAGTTATTTGTAACATCAGCTCTTACATCAGTAACAACTGGTTTTCAAGTTAGATTGACTAATGGAACTACTCAGACTTATCTTGGAACAGCAGGCTCGGGATGCTATGTGTGGGGAGCACAAATTAGTGGTGGTAGTTCTGTTGTTCCTTACTTTAAAACAACAACAGTAAGAGCAGCGGATGCATTTGTGAGAAGATGGTATGACCAAAGCGGAAATAGTAATAATGCAACTCAAGACGCAGTTTTAAATCAAGCTGCAATTTTTACAAATGGATTCCCTAACTTAAATGCTATTACAAATAAAACAACTACTACTTGGACAAGTGATAGATATGATTTGTCGCCAGGAATAAATCCAAATACTAAATATTTATCAGTAGGTGTTGTTAATAGAACTTCTAATGCTGGTGGAATAGCACAATTAGGAGTAGCATCAAGTATTGGTGGATTAAACGGACAAGAACCTTTATATTGGTCACCTACAACAGGTGCAATAAGAAGTGATATGCCTACAATAGTTACTCACGGTACTAATACTAGTACAGGTAATTTTATAATGACTTCAGAAAAAAATGCAAGTAACTTAAGAACAGCATACCTTAATGGAAGTGCTTTAGCAGTAACTTTTACGGAAGCACCTGGAGCAGGAAATAATATGGCTATTTGGGGATTCCCAAATTCTAATCCAACAACTTGTCAATATCAAGAATATATTTATTGGAACTCTGAACAATCTGCTAATAGAGTAGCTATTGAAACAAATATTAACACTTATTGGACAATATATTAATGGAAGTAATTGGATATAAATATATAGTAGAACAAGATGCTATTGATGCACGTAAACAGTGTGCTGATTATTATGGTTTACCAATCAATGAAGAAGATGTGACAAAGTATTGGGTAAATTATGAAACTTCATACCACGATGTTCCTATCTTTTGGTACATTATTTTTGATGAAAGTATAAGAGAAATATTAGGAGAACCTACTATCTTTGATGTAATATTTGAGATAGAAGAAATTTTGTAAATAAAAAAATAAATATAAGAGATGAAAACATTTTTAACTAAATTAGTAACAACCGCAGGATACAATAGTTTAACTCATTTTTTAAACAGTGCTTTTCATCTTAAACTTACTTTACCTTTAGTAACTATTAGTAGTTGCACAGCAACCTTTGGTTATTACTTTGATTTAATATTTGGTATTAAAGCTATTGTAGGTATTATTATTCTTATACTTTTTATCTTAGAATTTTACACAGGATTAAAGGCTTCTAAAAAAGAAGGTTTAAAATTTGACTCAGAACTATTTGGAAAAGGTTGGTTAAAGTTATTAGTCTATATGATAATGATTGGTTCTTCCAATGCATTAGCTAATAATATTAAAGGCTTTAATCTAATAGGATACGAATTTAATATATACGAATGGTTACATGGAATGTTTTATAACTACGTGTTACTCAACTTAATATTATCTAATTTAGAAAACTTTAAAAGATTAGGTTGGACAGAATACGTACCTTTGTTAAAAGCATTAGCTAAACACGTAAAAGACGAACCTAAAATAGATAATAATGGAAAAGAACTTTAAAGAAAGGTGGAATGAAAAAACACCTAAATTTTGGAAACGAGTACAACGTTGGGCAATAGTAACAGGAGCAATAGCAGGAATCATCATCACAGCTCCAGTATCTTTACCAACAGCTCTCATCACAACTGCCACTTATTTAGCAACTGTTAGTGCTACAATAGCAACAACTGCTCAATTAACAGTTAGTGATAAAGAAGAAACCACAAACCCTTAAATTAATTAAAATGGCTAAGAAAAAAATTAAAGATTTTAACGTAGATGTAGACACAGACAAAGTAGACGTTAAAGTAGAGAAAAAAGGAAAAGACTTAAAAGTAGAAGTAGATACTCCCAATGTAGATGTAAAATTTACTAAAGAAGGTGAGAACAAAGAGTTTAACTACGATGGTAAAAAAGTTGATGTAAACGTTAAAAACGTTGAAGGACGCACAGAAGTAGTAGTAGATTCAGAAAGTCACGTTCTTAAAAAAATAGCTACTTTTATTACTAAACTTTTTGTAAAAAAGAAATAATGTTAACTACAGCACAAACTATTAAAAAATACGGAACACCTAATGAAACAGGTGCAGGTTATTTAGTAACTGTTCAGTTACCTTATCCAATGAAACTAGCTTGGGATTTAGATACTAGTGTAACTAGATTAAGATGCCATAAGCTAGTAGCTACTAAATTTGAAGCAGTCTTTAAAGAATTACTTGAGGTTTATGGATTAGAAGAAATCAGACGATTAGGTATTGATTTATTTGGAGGTTGTTTTACCTTTCGTAAAATGAGAGGTGGATCAGCTTGGTCTAAACATTCTTGGGGAATTGCTATTGATTTAGACCCTGCAAGAAACACACTAAAAGAAACAAGCAGAACAGCAAGATTTGCTAGACCTGAATACAAACCGATGATTGATATTTTTTACAAACACGGTTTTATTAGTTTGGGTAAAGAAAAGAATTACGATTGGATGCACTTTGAAATTAAAGAATAATGAAGTTTAGAAACAACTGGAAAGGCTATCGAAGACAATGGGATAAGATAGCTATTAGAGTAAGAATTTCTGCTTTAGACCTTCTTACTATTGAAATAGATGTATCAAGAGAATTTTATATGTTTACTATTTTAAACTTTACTTTTAAAAACAGATAGCTATGGCAAAGTTACAGACAACAGGCGGAGTTAAAGAGAGAATAAAAGTATCTAGACCTGGAGTACACTCAAAAACAAAAACTTCTAAATTAAAGACTTCTAAAAAATATAAGAAGTTATATAGAGGACAAGGTAAATAATTTAAAAATAAACTTATATATTTGCTATATGTTATCATTAGACGACCTTCACGCACAGCTAGATGAATCCTTAGCAATTAATTCTATAGAATCTTCATTCTCGTATGAACTTTTTACTGATTTAATTAATGGTCAACGTGCTCTATGGTTGCGTAATGAATATAACAAAAATAGAAGTATTGACCCTTACGTACTACAAGATTTATCTTGTTTAGAATTAGAGCTAGTTAACCCTATTGATTGCTGTATAGATGTTCCTGCAAAATGCCAAGTACTAAGAACTAAAGTACAAATACCTAACACTATAGAGTTTTACTTTACTAAAGGTATTGCAACAATTGGTCCTGCTGATATAATGATGCCTAGATACGTTCTAATAGACTATTCTAGAGTTCCTTACGTAGGACACGGAAGAACTACTCAAAGAGCTGTGTATGCATTTCTTTACAACAACTACTTGTATATAACTAGTAAAAATCCTACTGTCAGCATGACTAAGTACATCACTGTTAGAGGAATATTTGAAGACCCTACTTCATTAAAACAATTTGTAAGTTGTGTTAATGGTAAACCTTGTTATTCTAGTTCTGAACCTTACCCATTAAACTTATGGATGTGGGAGTATATGAAGCCACAAATACTTAATCAGCTAATGCAAAAAGGAGCTAATCAACAAGATGACTCTAACAATGCAGAAGACGGTAAAACAGAAACAATAACGGCAAGCAATGCAGGACAATAGTAAGAAAGAAAGAAAAGTAGGTGAGATAAAAAAGAAAGACTTTTACAACTATTATAAAGAACATAGACAAGAAAGAGAAGTAAGTCAAAGTGTTTATAACAAGTTCTTAAAAGTATTACTTGATAAGTTTAGTACAGCAATAGTAGAAAAAGGATTAGAGCTAAAACTAATTGGAATAGGTAAAATAAGAGTTAGAAGTAAGAAGCTTAACTACTTTAACAAAGAAGGCAAAAGAGCCAAGAGTGTTAGGCCTAATTGGAAAGCTACCTTAGAGTATTGGAAGGTAAAATATCCAGACCAGACATTAGCAGAATTAAAACAAGTACCAAATAAACCAATATTGTATCACGAGAACGATCACACATCGGGAGAGTTTTACGAACACTATTGGGATAACAATACTAGTAATTTAAAATATAAAACCTTTTTTGGCTTTAAAGCATCAAGACAATATTCAAGACTGATTGCTAAAGTTGTAAAAGACCCTAACCGTAAAACATTTTATTATGGATGATATGCCAATGAAATCAGAAAGTAGTAAATCAGTTGAGTCAACTGTTAAAATTACTCGTAAAGAATTTGAAGATGGTTCCTCAGAAGAAACTCGTGTAGAACAAGTTGAAGGAGGATACATTATTACTAAAGAATGTCGATGCAAAAACGATAAAGGAGAATGGGAATGGAAAACAGATAAGTCTGTAAGTACCGAAGACCCTACTATGGACAAATCTACCGAAGGTATCGCCAATCGTTTAGAATCAATATTTAAAAACTTGATGTAATGTTTGCAGGAAAAACCGTATCGTACAAAACTATTATAGACAAAGTACTAAGAGACTTTGCCTTTAATTACGACCTTAAAGAAGAAGAAGGTTTAGAGTGGTTAGCTGAGTTTATGGCTCACACTAACGTAGGTATGGTTATGACTAACAGCATTGCTTACATTGAGATTTGTGATGGCTTAGGAGAACTTCCTTTTGACTTGCACAAAATTAATCAAACAGCTTACCTAGAAGGAGTTGAAACTATCGAAGAAGCTGAATGCGGCCATGGAAGACCTTTCCCAATGCGTTGGGCTACGGACAACTTCCACAAAAGATACCACAAAGACGATAGAGATTATACTACTGAGTCAAGAGAAACTTACACTGTAGAAAATAATTATATCTTTCCTAGCTTTAGCAAAGGATTTATAATGATGAGCTATGTAGCTATCCCAACAGATGATTGTGGTTACCCAGTAGTACCAGCTGAACAACAATGGTTAGAAGCAAGTGCTTTTTATATTGGACACAAGATTGCTAGAAAGCTTTGGTATATGGGACAACTAAGAGATGCTATATTCCAAAAAATAGAAACAGATAGAGATTGGTATTTTGCTCAAGCAGTTAATCACGCTAAACAATGGAACGGTGTTGACGAAGCTGAATCAGTTAAAAATGCTACCATCAGAACAATACCTGATATACAAGCACATGCATCTTTCTTTGCTAATATGCAGTTACCTGAACAACGTAAGTTTAGACCTAAAGCAGGTAGTGCTTTAGTATCTACTATAAATACTATTAGTGCGAATGTACAAGGACCTAATCCAGCAATATAATGAATCCACATGTTAATACTTATACAGGACTTAATCAAGATACTGCTTACGATAGTATAGCTCCTAATTTGTATATTGACGCACTGGATATTAGAATTACTACTACTTCAGGTGAATCTACAGGAGCCTTTACTAATATGAAAGGCAACGTAGAATCTTTTAGTATTCCCACTTCGGGAACTTTTAACGGCTCATCTTGGTCTGCATCTAACCCTAAAATTATAGGCTACACTACTATTAGAAATCGAATTATAGTGTTTGTAGCAGATGATAGCAATACTAAGAGTTGGATTTACGATATACAATATAACACAGCTACTAGAGAAATACTTAGTGGCTTTCCTGCATTAAAATACTATAGTCCTCTACTTAACTTTAGTAAAGATTGGCCTATAGAAGCATTAGGACGATATGAGTCTGATTGTACACAAAGAGTTTATTGGACAGATTATAATAACTTCTTTAGAGCTATTAATTTAGAAGACCCTAATCTAATTACGTTAGCCCCAGGACTAGTAGACATCTATCCTAATGTAGAATTTACTCAACCCTTACTAACTACTATTGCAGGAGGAGGCTCTTTAATGTCAGGTGAGTATCAAGTTGCTTATAGGCTTATTACTTTTGACGGAAAAGAAACACTAGTTTCTCCACCCTCTAACTTAATACACGTTGTATCAGACTCTGAACTAACTAACTCAGCTGATTATAACGGAGACCCTGTTGCAATAAATACAGGAAAATCATTTGCTGTTACTGTAGACACTACTAATTATAACATCTTTAACAAGATTGAATTTTTAGTTCTTTACTATGAAAATGGTATAGCTACTCCATCTGTTAAAAGTGTTGAAACAATAAGTATTGGAGCAAACACTTCAATAGTGTTTACCTACACAGGTGCTGAAGGAAGCCAAACTACTGAAGAGTTATTCACGTTTGCTACTAAAAACTTTGCATTTAAAACTCCTAAGACTTTTACTCAAAAAGATAATAGTTTAATAGTTTCTAATATTAAAGGCTCTCAAGTTAATCTTGCTAGTTTATTAGGTCCTAACGAAACTTTTTATGCTAAAACTAGACGATATAGAAACGTAGGAGGAACTATAACACCTCCGTTTACTCCAGGCTCAGGTAACGATGATAACGATTTACAAAACGCTTTTAATCTTGCCCTAAATAAAGACGCTCATTGGGATTCTAATTGGCAAACTAATCAACAATATAGATACCAGTCTGACGGAGCTAGATTAGGAGGAGAAGGACCCAACATCAGTTATACTTTTCACTTAGAACCGATGACTGTTGATGGAGATGTACAAGCAGGTATTGCGTCTTTAGCACCTGTTCCTTTTGGCTTTCCTAGAGATTCCCACGATTTAGATGATGGTTACGGAGTAAGATTTAATTCTACTTATCCTAATGCTGCCTCTCCATTTATATCAGGCTTGTTAAGAGGATACAAACGAGGAGAAACTTATAGATTTGGTATTATCTTTTATACCACAAAAGGAGAAGCTACTTTTGTAGAATACATAGGAGATATTAAGTTTCCTGATATTTCAGAAGAAGATGGCGTTAACAACCTTTCAGGTACTCCTTACTTTCCTTTATCTCAAGCTGACTCTGTCACACCTCAATTTACTATTGCCTACAACTTAGGTATTCAATTTAGTCTAGACTTTTCAACTTGCCCTATTTTACTTTCTAATGTTACTGGTTATCAAATAGTAAGAGTGCAAAGAACTGATGCAGATAAACGTAGATTGACTCAAGGTATAATACGAACATGCCAATATTTTAGAATACAGAGTGCATCCAGTGACTTTGATTTGAGTGCTAATGGAAGTCAGCAAGTAATACATTTAGACGAAAATGGAGGAAACAGTACGTTTGATAGTTTAGGCACTAAAAATCCTGTAGGTCCAGCTTTAGCTGTAAATAAATACTTAGGTTTCTACTCTCCTGAAATATCTTTTAATTATAAAAATACAGTAAATAATGCATTAGGCGGCAGTACTGGTTTACTAATAACAGGTGGGTATAGTATTAACGATGCTTTTACAGACATATCTACAACTATTTCAGATAAACGTCCTATTGATTTGCCCGAGCACACTATAGATATAAGAGTAAAATTAAAAAATTATAATGCAGTTACTTTTAATAGCATAGAAAATATAAAAGCTTGGGACCAAAAAGAGTATTTTAATATGCCCGATGATTCGACATATCAAGATAAAATTACACCTATTTGGGGAGGTTATACGATACGTAATTATTTTGCTTATAATGCAGGAAATAATCTTAATGACCCTGACCATGCTAGTCCTGCAGATAGTAGTTTTTCTAAAAGTGGTAGCAACATATTAGGATACACAAAATCTTATGATGTAGACCCTATTACACAGCAACCAGTTCCTACTGTGCCAACTACTGAATACTTTAAAAACGAAGCATCAGGCGGTGTCACAACGATAGGAATAGCTTCTGATGTTTCTTATCCAATAGTAGATTTAATAGCACCAAAAGCAGAAATATATGGAGGCTATTCACAATCTACTTTAGAAGTAAACGCTTTTATACAATGCTCGCCTATCATTAATACTTCTGAAACTACGCCTATTGTGTTTGGTGGAGATATATTTATGAATATGTCTACTTTACAAATAAAGATGGTAGACTTTGACACTGCGTTATATAAAACAGGTTTAAAACCTTGGTTTGCTCAAACTTATTCATACACACAAGTATTTGTAACAGAGTCTCAAATCAATCAAGACCTTGCTTACGGAGCAACCTTACGTACATTAGTAGAATATACTTTTGACGGAGATGAATCTCCAGTACTAAGACAAGAAAATAATAATACAAAAGCTCCTACTGCTAAAGACGTAAGTAATATGTATGCTTACAACTTAGTTAACTCTAGAGAAAACATAGATGTAGCATTTTTTGTAGAACCTACTTCAACTAGTAGTGGATGTGTTATCAATGATGTTAGAGGCTATTTATCTGATGTTAAAATAAATAACGAACAAATAGATTCTTGGACAAAGTTTGGTGTAAACAACTATTACGATATAGATGATTACGGACCTATTAACAGAGTAATTAATTTTAAAGACAATATCTTTTTTATTCAAGATAGAGCTGTAGGTATTTATGCTATTAACAGAGCTGCTATTACTACAGCAACTGACGGAGTACCTACACAATTAGGTACAGGTTTAGGATTTGGTAAACACCAATACTATACTAAAGAACACGGTTCTATTCATCAATGGGCTGTAAAACAAACTGATTCAGGTATCTATTTCTTTGATGCTATTCATAGAAAGATATTCTTAATGGGAGAAGGTAATTCTCCACTATCTGAAATAAAAGGAATGCACTCTTTCTTACAAAACTTAGGTGCAGGAAACTTCTTAAGAAAAGAATACGGAGGAGATAATCCTATTTTAGGTAAAGGAGTACACATAGGAAAAGATTTAATTAACAACGAGATTATTTTTACTTTCCTTACAAGTGGAATGATTAAAACAGTAGCAAGAGAAACTACTTACGAAGTTTCTGATATTGTGTTGATTACTGGAACTACTAATTACTATGTAGTAATCACTTCTACCTTTACTACTAGTGATGGAAGTCCTAGCGAACTTATTCTAGAAGTTCTAGAACATGCAGACTTTTTAGCAGACTTAAAACAAGTTACAGACTTCTCTTTAGTCTACGATGAACTAAGTGCTTCTTTTTCTACAAGACTTTCTCAAACTCCTCCAATATGGATTGAGAACGGAGATACATTAATAACAACTAAGAAAGTTAATAATGCTGAAAGAGGATTTGTCCACAACATAGGAAACTATGGAGAGTTTTACAATGAAGTAGAAGAATGTTTTATTTCACTAGTTGTAAACCCTGAAGCAGATTTAAATAAAATATTAAGAACATTAGAATACAATTCAATAGTAAGAGATAATAATAAAGTAGTTGATAGGACTCAAACAATCACTGCTTTTAGAATCTACAATGAATACCAAGATACAGGAAAAGTTCCTTACTCAGTTAATCGAATTAAAAGAAGATTTGATAAGTGGAGAGTTAAGATTCCTAGAGACACTAACAATCAACGTGCTCGTTTGCGTAGTTCTTATTTTATTGTAAATTTATACTTTGATAATTCTTATAACAAAGAATTGATAATGAATAGATTGATTTCTTACTTTGATGTTCAAATATTTTAACAATGGATATACCTAAAAAACTTAAGCCTAAAAATCCTTTCCTAACCTTACAACCTCTTTACACTAATCCTACTACAGGGTTAGGTTTTAATACAACAAGTATGGAATTAGGTTTAGAAGGAACCTATGGTAAAAAGAAAGAATGGACTTTAAAACCTCACATTGGTTATAATTATAACGCACCTGCAGGAAGAACTGCTTTGACAGGTGGACTAGATGCAAGTTATAGAGGAATGGCTAATCCAAAACACACAGCAAATGCTGTTGTAAATTTAGGTGCTGGATATAATAGTGATGCTAAAAGATTAAAAGGTGCTGTATTAGGTTGGGATGCAGGTTATCAATTTCACTTTGGAGCTAAGAACAGACGTAAAGGAGAAATAAAACCTGGAAAATTTGCAGGCAGTTTAATGCCTTATGCTGGTGGTAATGCTGAAGACTTCTTGATGTATGGTGCTAGGGGAGATTTTGAATGGAGACCTAAGTTTGGCAACAAAGCACCGTTTACTGTATTTGGTGGAGCTAATTTAAACTTCGCACCTGCTACTGGTAAAGCAAAAGAAGTAGAAGATACAGCTACTGTTTACGAAGAAGGTGCTGTATCAAGCATAAACTCTCCTATAGCACCAGGTACTATTAAAGACAACTCTTCAGAAAATTTAAAATTCAAGCCTACTTTTGGAGCACACTTAGGAGTAAAAATGCCTTTACATAGAATAAAAGATAACTTACCCTCTTTTAAACGTAACCCTATACCTTATCCTGAAAACCCACTACCTTTACAAGGAGACACCACTTATGCACAAAGATTACCTGAACTATCTCCAGGAGGTAAAAGTTTATTAGGTACTTACGATGAGACTGTAGAAGAGTTTAAAGCTAGAAGAGATGAATGGGGTAAACCTATTTTAAAAGTTGACCCTAGATTTATTAATCAAGATATACGTGCGGACGAACTACAAGAATTTCCTTGGCAAAATAAATCTTACATTCCTACGGAAGATAGTTATGATGGTTTTGCTTTAGGAGGTACTATAAGAACAATGGCTGAAGGCGGTAGTGGCTGCCCTGAAGGATATGTTTGGGATGGTAAAAATTGTATAAAAGATGTTAATTTACCTGAACAATCAGTTTATGGTGATGAAGGTAAAAGAAAACTTCAAGGTAACTTATTTCAAAAAGTAGAACAAGCTAAAAATGCTTATAATAATTACAGAACTAGTTTAGGATTAGAACGTCAAAGACAATCTTTAGAAGGTACAAGTTCTATTCCATCTTTAACGCAACAAGTAATATCTTACAAACAAGAGTTAGAAAAAGAAAAAAAATCTTTTGACCGAGCACAAAAAGCTTTAAATGTATTAAAGAAAAAAGACTCAGAAAATTGGAAAGATGCTAAAGTAAAAGATGTAATGTCTGCTCAAGGAGTAGATGCTTTAAGAGATTTATACAGTCAAGGTAAAATATCAGATGCAAGTTTTAAAGATTTCTATGATAACTATGGAAAATTTTATGATAGAGAAGCAACAAAAACAACTGCAGAAGACCAACAGAATTTAACAAAGTCTTGGTATGGAGACGGTAGATGGATGGACAATCCTCTTAATGTAGCTAAAGTAGCTCAAGGTGTTGCTGTAGCCGCACCACTAGCTCCATTTGCTCCAGCAGTTTTAGCAAATCCTCTTGTACAAGCAGGACTAACTGGCTATGGTGTTTATGATGCAGCTACTAATACTCTTCCTGCTGCTTATAGAAATTATCAACAAGGTCAATATGCAGATATGGCTGGGAATTTAGGAATGGCTGCTTTAGATTTAGCACCTATTCCTTTAGTTGGAACTAATGTTTTAGATGATGTAGTAGATGCAGGTAAGTATTTACAAAAAGGTTACAATCAAGTTGCAACAGGAAATAGTGCGTTACCTATTGCTTGGAAAGTAGAAAAATCTTTAGCTGATGCAGAAGCTATTAAAAATTCAAGAGCATTAACAGATCAAGAAGCAGAAGTACTAAAAAAGTATTTAAACACTCCTTACTCTGTTAACAGTAATCAAGAGTATCGTAAAATACTTGATAATATTACTCAAACAAGTTCTGCTGATTTAAGTCAAGCTAATCAGCCTTTAACAAGAATTAATAATTATTATGTATCACCAGGAGCAAATCCTAAATTACCTACAAAGTATGGTCAAAAAATTACATATCCTAGCCAAAGGTCTTGGAGTTTAGGTGACGGTGCTACAATAGGATTTGAAAATAGAGGAAAGCAAAGAGTTATTATACCTAGTAAATACGTTAAAGAAGCAGAAGGGTTTCACGCAATTGATTACACAGACCCAAGATTAGTTACAGATAATATAAATAGGAGAGTAGAAAGAGAAATATTTGGTAATGTACCTGAAGGATACAAAGTAATAGGTAAAAGTAATGAAGGAGGTTTTGAAAATATTATTGTAAAACCTATTGGAAAAAAATCTAAAAGCTCTGTAGATTCTTTTAAATCAGAAATAGATTGGGCTAGCTGGAATAAAGAAATTCCTGAAAATGCACCATTGATGCAAGAATACAATGCTATAGAACAACAAACTAAAGCTAATGGTACATGGATGAAAAATCCTGACGGTTCTGCTTTTCAAGGAACACCTGAACAATTTGTACAACAAAATAGTCAAAACTTTAAAAATGCTTTTGGTAATTCTAAATTAGTAAATCCTGATGGTAGTCCTACTATTCAATATCATGGTTCTGCTAAAAAGTTTGATACTTTTGATGAATCTAAATTTCAATTAGGCGATAGTGGATATTCAGGTAGAGGTATATACACAACACCTAATAAAAATAAAGCAAGTAGTTATTCTTTGTCTTCAAAAAGTATTCATAAAGACGGTAATTATGAACCCACTGTTTACGAATTATATGGTCAGGGTAATAATCCTATAAGTGCTGAAGATTTGATTAATCAGAAAAAAGAATATGATTTATTTAACTTTCATAGACAAAAGGATTGGCGAGGTGATGTTCCTTTAGAAGAGCAAATGTTAGATTACGATGTAGCTATTAGAAACCAAACACGGGGAATAGAAAGAGTTAGTCCTTGGAATCAAGCAGATGAATTAGTTTTTCCTACAAATAGAAAACTTAAATCAGCTGTAGGTAACAACGGAATGTTTGATATGACTAATCCTAATATTTATAAAAGTGTATTACCTTATGCTGTACCAGTTGGATTAGGAGTAGGAGCATTAAGTCAAGAAAAAAAATACGGAGGAAGTCTAGCACCAAACATACCTACTTATTATCAATCTCAAGGTACTCCTATTTACAGAGATACTACAGCTTTACCCTTTGCTACAGGAGGAGATTTAGATGGAGCAGGCGACCCAATGCCAGTTAAACCTAAGCTACCTAAGTTAAGTACTAATGATATGACTGCGTACATCTATGACACAGTTGTTAAACTAATAGAAGAAGCTAAAGCATCAGGTAAGATTAGAGAAGGAGAAGATTTAAATGCAATGGGTGTAACCGCTCAGATACTATTAGAATCAGGAAACGGTAAATCAGGTTTAACTCAAAAGTATAATAACTTTGGTGGGTTAAAAGCAAATGACTCTTATATTAAACGAGGAGGTAAATACGTAGGAATGAATGCTTCTGGTGAGACTGTAAAATCTAAATGGAGAGTTTACGATACACCTGAAGAAGGGTTAAGAGACCAAATTAATTTTTACTTAGACAATCCTAGATATAGAAAAGCAGGAGTACTTAATGCAAAGAGTGCTCAAGAACATGCTCAACTAGTACAAAATGCTGGCTATGCTGGCAATGAAAAGAAGTATGCAAGACAAGTAATGCAGATGGCTAACTCTATTCCTAATAGAATAAAGAAAGCTGACCCTGCTAAACTACAAACATTTGTTAGTTCTTACGCACCTGTACAACCGCCTGTAGTTGCTCAAGCACCTATGCAACCAGCAATGCCTGTACAACCTGTACAACCTGTTAATATACCACCAATTGTACAACAACCTATAGTTCCTGCAGTTCCTTTAATTCAAGATACTCCTGGTAAGTTATTAACTAATGAGCAGTTGAATCAAAAAATTGCAATTAACAACTCTATACTAGCTAATACAATAAATAATACTGCAAACATTGAAAACAATAGTAGTGTAGCTAGCCAAGAAAATCCTTCTTACCCTATTACTATTGATGAAGGTAGTATGGAACAAGAAGGAGTTCAATATCCTAGTTACAGTCCTGAGTATCCACAATGGCCAGGTATAGATGTAGATTTTGATATGGCTCGTTCTAAAAGTTTTAACTTGCCTAAGATGAACAAGCCTTCTAGATGGGGTTATCAACCTATGTTTAAAAAAGGTAAAAGTACGCAGTTAGCATTTCCTGTAATCAGTGATATAGATGCTACTCAATATCCTAGTCCTATAGCTAAAATAGTACAAGGTGTTACTGGCTACAATCCTAACTACTACGAAAATACTTTTGACGAAGAAGGTAATTTAGTACAAGGAGAATTAGAAAGAGCAAAAGAAGAAGGAAGACCTGTAGAGTTCCAAAAAGGTTACAGTTCTATACAAGATATTTTTAACAGAAGAGCTTACAATAAACAGTTAGAACAAATGCAACCTGCCCCAATTGTTCCAACTACAATAGAAAAAGCAGGTGGAGGATTCTTAGCAAGTGGTTACGGTTCTAGTTTAGATGAGTACTACGCTAACGGTGGACACATGGATTACAGCATGTACGATGTATTTGAAAACGGTACTTACTACGGTAACGGAGGACAAATGATTAAACGTGCAGACGGTTCTTATTCTCAACGTGGATTATGGGACAACATTAGAGCTAACAAAGGTTCAGGTAAGGCTCCTACTGAAGAAATGCTGGCACAAGGTAAAATTAGCCAAAAGAAATACGGAGGTCCTTTAACTAGATTCTATCCTTCTAACATTCAAGAATACTAAGACTATGAGACTAGCTGAATTATACGCAAACAAATTGCAAGAGTTGCAAATGCAAGACCCACCTAATGATGGTATAAAAGGGTTAAGTGTAGAAGACCGTACTAAACTAGTTTACGATTATGTTTCTAAAAGTATAGCAAAAGCAAAAGAATCTGGTGCACTAGCTCCTGGAGAAAACTTAGATGCTTTAGGAATTACTGCTCAAATAATGTTTGAGAGTGGCAATCTTACTTCAGGTTTAAGTTCTAAATATAATAATTTTGGAGGACTAAAAGCTGGAGGTACTTGGAAAGGTAAAAGTACTACGATGACTGCTGGAGATGGTAAAGCAGCTTTGTGGCGTGTCTACGACACTCCTGAAGAAGGACTAGACGCACAAGTAAACTTTTATATAGAAAACTCTAGGTACAGAAAAAACGGTGTGTTTAAAGCAACAAATGCTAAAGAACATTTAGAAGCAGTTGCTAGAGCAGGTTACGCAGGTAACGAATCTAACTATGTTGCTAATACGATGAAGATGGTTGAAAGTATTCCCAACAGACTTAAAAAAAGTAATCCTGAATTATTAGCACAATGGACTGCTCAAAAATCTACTATGGGAATGCAACAAGTAACACCTGAAGAAATACAACAACCGTCTGTATTACCTTTCAATGCTTACAGCAAACTAAACATTTATCCTGAAATAAACAAAGCTCCTTACCAAAGTAGTAGTATGGTAGGTATGGATGATTTAAAACTATCTAAGCAACAACAAGGAATTGAAGACCAACTAACAGAGGCGATAATTACTCCTGAAAAGATGACTGCACCTAAAGGTTGGTTTGGTTCAGGAAAATCAATGTTCTTTGGAAATAAATAAGATTAATTGAATAAAAAATTATAATTTTATAAAAATTTTACCATGAATAAAGGAATTAACAATCCAGGATTTAGAGCACTACCTCAAAGTGTACAATCTAAAATTATTTCTCAAATGAAATACGGAGGAAATATCTATGCAGGTGGAGGAGTGATGGATCAACTTACAGAGTTTACTGAAGGAGGTTCTCACGAAGAAAATCCAATAGGAGGCATTCCTCAAGGTACTAGTCCTAATGGACAAACTAATCTAGTAGAACAAGGTGAAACTAAATTAAATAAAGAAAATTATATCTTTTCTGACCAGTTAAAAGTAGATGCTGTAACAGTAGCTCAGTTTAACTTGCCTAAATCTTTTGTTGGTAAAACTTTTGCAGAGGCTTCTAAGAAAATGGATAAACCAAATTCTAGAAGAGAGAATGATACTATTGAAATGGCTGACACAGAACGTAGCTTAGCTAAGTTAAAAGAAGCTCAAGAGTTTCATAAACAACAAGAAGTACAAAAAAAGATTGATGAGATTATGGCTCTAGACCCAAATGCTTTAGCTAGTATGATGGGACAAGGTCAAGAAGGCCAACCACCTATGCAACCACCTATGGACCCTAATATGGCTCAAGGTACTCCTGAACAAATGAGTCCTGAAGAAATGGCAATGATGGAGCAACAAGCTATGGAGCAACAAGGTGCAGCTACTGGAGATGCAGCTATGATGCAACAAATGGGTATGATGCGTAATGGAGGTATGATGTATGCTAACGGTGGTAACATGATGGCTTACGGAGGTCCTGGTGATGAACCTCAGTTTTCTTTTCAAGTTACTAATCCTAATAATATACAAGATACTAGTGACAGACGATACCAATATCCTGCAAGTGCTATAAATGCTACTATGTATAATAGCCCAGAAGAAGCAAGAGCTAGTTTATTTAGTGGAGAAAACGATGCTAGTAGAACCTATTGGAACAATCCTGATACAGGAGAGATGGGAGAATTTATAGGTGACCAAGATATTTATAATACAAATTTTCAAGATTGGAACCCAGAAAAATCTAAAGCTATTTTAAGAGATACTAGATTTCTTGCAGGCGATGAACAATCTCCACAAGGTTATGGTTGGACAATGAATAATGATTTTGAAACAGCTCCTGATTTAAGAAAAAGATCC